GTTTTATTGATGCTTGGTATGAGGCAATTAACTCTTTTTTAAGTGTCATCAGTACAGCAGTGAATGAAGTAACTCCGACCGTAACCTTTGCAAAGTTTCCAATCAGAGAACTTAACGACCCTTGCATGTTCTTAAGGTCGTTTTGCGCTCTTCCCATATCTGACTGAACTCTTAATCCAATTCCATAAGTATCCATTGCCATAGTTACAGCCCCTTCTCCTGTGCAAGACTGTCAAACAACTCACACACTTTAATAATCTTCCAAGGGTGCTCCAGCCAACCTTTGTTGTATGGCAACCACCCCTTTTTGTGCCACTTCCAAAGTTTTAACCAATCAAAGAAGTAGTTAGTCATGTACTTCGGAATATCTCCTTTCGGAAACGAAAAAACACCTCCCTTCCAGGCAACTAAATGTTTTGAATCCTTGGTAAATGGATTCGGTTTATATCCCGCATTCCCCTCTGCCAGTAAAAGGAATGCGATTACAAGTTTTTTGAGTTCAACAAATCAATCTCCAAAAACTTTTGTCGTAACTCATTTGTAATCAATGCGAATTTAGAATTAGGGTAGTCAAACAAGTCCAGGGGGTCGGTTAACTCTTTGACCTCATTATCAACCTTAAACCTAAAGTTTTCCAGTTTTTCAATTCTATGTGAGAATTCCCAGCGTTCACTAAACATATTGTAGAGCTCCACGAACTCCCTGTTATCATCAGGGTTTTCTTTTTGGAACTGCTTAATATCGTTTCTAATTTGAGAGGCAATAATTGACAGATCCCTGCCTGACAAAGGTTTGATATGAACTTTCATCTGCTTGTCTTCAGGGCGTTTTTTGTTGTTAAACAATTCAATAACGTACACCTCATTTTCATCCAAAATATCAAGCAGGAAATCTCCCTCAACGTCAACAAACTCTTCCTTCTTTGTTTTTTCCTTAGCCATGTATACGCTCCTTATAAAATAGGCATACAGCAATGGTCGTTTTTGTACTGTATGCCTTTGTTACCTTTGTCATAGAACAATCATAGGATTGTTCTTGTTTAAGAACTTGCAATATCAATCGTGATCAACTGCAATTTGTCCCCAGAGCTTGCGGCAAACCCACTTGAGAACTCCTGTGCCGAACCATCGGTTGCACCCAAGGAAACGTTCTCCACCTCAATTCTGCCGACAACTGCAATAAGGGTATCACCTGCAATTTCATCCGCATTCAAGAACCCAACAAACAACATGGGCTTATCAGTCTTGCGAGTCATGGTAAACGCACCAGCGGAACTCACTTTCATGTTGTCAAGGAACCGACTGCGAATCATGTCATTTGAAACACTGGTAATCCCATTGAGGGTTCCATTGGCATCTGTCTTGCCCATTCGGTAGGTCTTAACCTTATCGGGAATGGTAGTCACGTCAATTTTGTCCTTGGTAAGTGCTACTTCAAATCCCTTAATAGAGGTATCCTCAGTAACCTTGTTCAGCAGTGCAACAGGCAGGCAGGCATCCCCCACAATCGGTTTCAACTTGCCATCATTGTAAAAGTAATCACCAACCATTGCCCCACTCCAGGCAAATACCGAACCAGAGTCAGCAATTTTAGTTACCTGATAAAACCCCTTGCCATCACCACTTGCGACAAGACCTGCGGCATGCTCATCCAGGGTCTTCGTGTCATCACCAACAAACTCGGTTTCCTCTTCAAGCAGATAAATAGCTCCGTCGTTTCCAATAAGTCTATCTTTCTTTGCCATATCTTCATCTCCTATTATATTTCTATATAACTATTATACAACATCAGTATTGTTATTTATGTGAATGCACTGTATTCCACTGTGACGAACTTAGTGTAGAATGGTGGCCCTGCATCTTGGCCTGATAAATACACAGATCCCAATCGTACGGTTCCAAATTCGTTATTTATATATCCCCCTGTAACAAACACTTTATTCAGGGATTCATATAATTCAAATACTGCACCTTCACCCTGTCCATACGGAACATTCAAATCTATTTGCATTATTCCGTGTAATTGTTCCTCCCCCTCCTTTAGGGCTACGGAAATAGAACGCCCTTCAATAAACCAGATTTGAGCCCAAGACTCCAAAGGTGTTGGGTCATACTCTATATTTGGCACTACAAACGGTAGATTCTTTTCTGTTGCCCAATCTACAAATGCTTTGGTTAAGGTTTGTCTTATTGTTTTTACCGTCATTTCTGCCTCACTACATCATCTAGGATTTTCTTTAGATCCTTTTTAATCTGTTCAATTGATATTCTAACCATTCCCTGTGGGGCTTGTTTAGAAAATCCATGTACCGTTTTGATAACAAACTGTTTTTGGTTCTTATCCCATGAACCTTGCTTTGGGTCTTTAGGGTATCCCCCATACTCCAGCTTTTGGATATACGGGAGGTTGTTTGCCATGTAAAACCCATCTTGTAAGGTTCCACTGTTAATCTTTTCAATCATTTCTGCAATAATGGTTTCATTGTTTTTAATTACATCAATCTCATCTTTTGTAAATCTACCAATTTCTGTTTGCCAGTTGCTACGAGCCCTGCCAGTGTCTACAGGAGTTTTTAGAATAACCTGTCTAAACAATTCAATGGCGGCCATCTTGTAAACCGTTTCCAGTTTCCTCAGTGTGTTCTCTGCAAATTGTGGTATATCCTGTTCGGTGTAGTCTGCCATTACGAATTCCTCACGTACAGGGTATACATCAGCACCAGCGTAGACGGCTGAAGTGTATCAATGTGATAGATGCTGTATTTCTTGTTATCAAATTCCAGGGTTTGGTTTATATGTGGCTCCACTGTGGGTTCAATGTAAATCCTTAAATCCCCTGCCTTAATAAAAGTGTTGTCTATTTCCCTTGTTCTAAAGGTATCAACAAGACCGTTAACGGTTTGTTCAATACTTACATCCTGTGGAGGGACATCTGCGGTTTCACCAGTATCATTATTTTTCCACCTGTATTTCATTGCAGTGGTATCATAAAACTTTTCCCAATCCCCAGAAGCAGATTGATTAAAAATTAATTTTAAGGGTCTACCAAATTCCTTCAACTTTGGAAGTACAACGTTTTTTAGAATGTTATTGTAATCCACCTAGTACCTCCTAATTCTATTGGTTCTCCCTTGTATCAAATCCTTTAGGTAAACAATTACCGATTGATATGCAATTCTTCCAGTTTGTTCACCCTTGTATTTGTAGGTAGTTTGTACAGGGCCAACGTTTTCCGTCTTCTCACTAATGCCAGATTCTGCGGATACAAACAACTGTACGTCATTTAGCACCAGACTCGTAGCTTCACAAGTTGCATAAACAATCTCATTTGGAAGCCCACTATACATAAACCCATCGGGTGAGTAGGCGTACCATCTAGGCCAGTTAAGGGCTTGCTCCAGTGAGGGCCTTTGCCCTATGTAGCGGAACGACCTGTCGATGTATTGGGTGGCCTGCACCAATGCGGATTCTATTTTAGACTCATCAAGGGAATCGTGTGAGATCCCCCTAGCATTCCAATAATCAAGGAAGTCCTGAACCGAGCAATACGAGTTGCTGTTGGTTAAGCCTGTTCCGTCTTCTACGATGAACATTTCTATCCCTCCTTGTAGATGTTGGACTTGAGAATAAGTTTGACGTCTTTGCTTACATCTGTCAAACTCACCTCAATATTCTTTAGCTGTACTTCTATTGCAGTAAGCCTGATTGATGTTGACTGTTCTAAATTCCCTAGTTTTTCCCTAATCAGATCGTAGTCTTTTTTGAGTTTGCCAATTTCCTTTCCATGGGTAATAATAACGTTCTTGTCCTCACCACGCTTTGACAATACCCTTGCAACCTCTATAAGAAGACCACCCCCAAATAAGACCAGCAAAATATCTTTAATCAAACTCCACTGCATATAGAAGTTCTCCGTATATCTTTATTTCTTGGTTTGAGATTTTACAGGTTGCTTGGTTTGAGGTTTGGGCTTGGCCTCCGTTTTAGGCTTCTCCTGTTTTTCAGGCTTGGCCTGTTCTACAGGTTTTTCCTCTACGGGAGTTTCAGCGCTCACCAACTTTGCAAGCTCTGCAAAATCATCCGATAACTTGTTGTATGCTGTGGTTAATTCCTGCACCTTGCCAGTCAATTCTCCAATCCGAGACAGGAATTCCGATCTCGGAACGGAGCCTTGAAACCTTGACATGTCCAAAGCAGGAATTGGATTAGTATTAGACATACACTCTCCTTTCCTTTAATTAAACGACAGAGTTACTGACTTCCAGTTGGCATCGGTAATGTCATTGTCATCTATTGCGATATACAGGTTGGTTCCGTCAAAGTAGGTTTCATACTTTTTGCCAACAGTGCCGTCTTTCCCGTTTTCAGTGGCAACAGCACTAAACGTACCGTTAACCAAATTCTCTGCGTCGACTTCAATGCCATTCCCTGCAACACCTGCAACATCTACGGTTACAACAACAGTACCAGCTACAGTAGAGGTAAGGGTGACAGGTTCGGTTCCACCAGCACTTGCGGTTACAAGGGCATCCCCTGCATTCCCTGCGGTATCCCCAGTAAGAATAGGAACTGCAATTGCCCCTTCAATAACGGGCTCTTCCCCTGATTCTACAAACTCGTACACATCAGCACCAATGGTTACACTCTCACCCCAGTCAACGGTATCAGTAATGGTAAGCGTTACACTTGCCTGTACTGCATTTTCCGGAGCCCCTGCACGAAGGGTAAACGGAGTAACAGGTTGTCCACCAACCTCAAGCTCCCCAACTACCAGCTTGGGAACTCTTTTTCTGCCATTCCAAATATCCCCCAGTGCTCGGCTTCTATTATCTTTAAGTCTCATATTAGTTTTTCTCCTTTGTTATGAGTTGTGGGTACAAGGTGTTTAGCCCTGTACCCAGTATCACTCTCTTAGCCCAAGGACTTGAGAACCACGAAGCCCACGTTCTTCACAGAACTGAATGCTCTGCCCCAGTGAGCGGCAGTTGCAAGTTCAGTGTTGTTCGGGAACTGTCCAGTAAGGGCAGGTGAAGCACCACCTTCCTTCCAGTTGAAACCAGCGGGATGCATGGCAAACACTCTGCGGCTGTGCAGGAAGTCGATTCCACCACCCTTGTCTGGATCACGGTCAATCTCGGTCATGAGATATCTTTCTGCGCTTTCACCGTAACCAAAAGCCCCTCTCTTGTACAGGGTAGTCCAGTAAACAGGGGTATTTGGGGTTCCACCGATAGTCTCCAGCGTCATGGTTTGGTCGTCATCCAGAACAACGGTTTTACCCATGTAAGTACCAAAGCCAATGTTCTGCTCGTTATCCGGAGTGAAGTCAATCAGGTTATCCTTCACCAGCTTGCTGTAAGGCACACTGTGCATTGACAGGGCAGTGATTTCCTGGAACTTGTCACCCATCTTGAAGATAGCCTTGATAATGGCCTCAGCGTTGATCTTGCGATCTGCCTCAACCGCTTCCCCAGTGAGGTCAAGCAACATATCACCGTTATTGGTAACAAAATTGTCAGCGATAACACCTCTTACAGTAGAGAACAACACATGTTGCATTGCCTTGTTCCAGAAGTTTTCCACCATGCTCTGGATAGCATCCATCGGATCTTCACCAGCAAGAATGGCACTCAGGTCGTTGGCTCCCCACTTCTTCACCCTCATCTGTCGGCGGACCACAAACTCACTTGCCTCAATGTTGTCAGTGCCAACAGCATTGGTCTCATCAGGCACTTCGTCCATCTGAGAGGGGTTAATCAGGTCTTTCCAGAAAGGGTTGGTAAACATTCTAGCCCCACCCCTCAAGTTTTCATCGAGCAAGGGGTCGCGTACGATAATACCACTCTTATACAGAGACGAATGGTAAATACTTCTTTCAATTGCGTAGTCCGTGTAAACTTCGGGAACCACGACGTTGGTAATTTTGGTCTCAGCCATATCCTCTTCTCCTATTTATTCTCTTTTATCTCTTTGAAGCCTCAGCTTTCAATCTTGCATATTCGGCAGGGTTTTCTTGGAACAATTCTACCCTTTCCTTAACCGTCATTTCCTTCCAAGGTTTCTTTGTGTTTTTGAAAGACCCTTTATTGCCAGTAACACCACCACCGGAGGTATAGTTTGCCTCCAGGTATTGTTTAGCCCCATCAGTGCCCTTCCAATATTCAAAGAAGTCCTCTACGGGAAGTTCGTTTGCACCGTCCTTGATGTAAACAGTAACCTCCTCATCATCTCTTTCAACTCGCACCTTAGATCGGAAATAAACCTTCAGCATATCTTTGTGAGAATCAAGAATCTTACGACCCTTATTAAAGTTCTCCTCCAATTGCTGGTCAATTAACATATCCTCCAGTTGTTTGTTTGTATTGCCAAGCAAGGTCTTTGTGTTCTCCAACTCCTGTTCTTTTTGGTTAAGCTGGTTTTTCCACTTTAGTTCGATCTTGCTTTTGATGCCATCCAAGTCAACGTCCTTGCCCTTGAGGTACTCATCTTCCAAGCCCTTAAGCCTTGCAAGCTCCTCAGTGTCAAATCCCTGGATTTGCAATTCCAGATCCGCGACCTTTGTTTCAAGTGCCTTCTTCTCGTCCAACAGTCCCTTGTTTTTGCTGAGAAGATTTTGCTTATCCGTTTTGTCATCAACAAGGCCCTTGAGTTCAGTCTCAATAGACACCATGTCAACACCTTCAACGTCTTTAAGCAGTTCTTTTAATTTTCTCAAAAACTCTTCCATCACATGCTCCTTCTTTCTATATAGGTATTATACAATACCTGTATTATTATTTTTATTTTGAACTCCCACTGGAGAGGTCGTACTTGCTGTACAACTCCTTTATGGTTAACGTTCTTCCATTGTCAAGAAACTTGTCCAACGTTAATTCCCCACTGTTGTACAGTTCATATCTCTTTTGCCCCAACACCTGTTTTTGGAATTTCTTTGGTTGATCCTTAAACCATGTTGCGTAGGTTTTTGTTTCTGCAACCTGACCGTTCATTGAAGCCCTTGTACTAGGGGTAAACCCCTCTTCTGATATACCCATTTCCTGTAGGGACTTTAGAACGGGAACCGTAGTTGACCTACAGTTATAATGTGCAGGTGGCCTCATGCCATTTAACTCACGTACAGACCCATCATACAAATCCACCTTCCCATCCAGGTTCATACACAACAAAGTTGTTTTACCGTCTAAAGTAGATACCCATTGTACGCCCTTCATTAGATCTTGATTCTTTTCATATGTCACCTCCCTAGCAGTAGAACTCATATGGTTCAATGCTGTACGCACTTGCGTTCTTATTTCTCGCCTAGTACCGTCAAGCAAAGCATCTGTATAGTTCATGGCCCTAGTACCGAACAATGTTCTAACCACATCATCCAGGGATTGGCCTTGCACGAATGCCTGTTGCACGTGATTAATAAGAACATTCTTTTTCTTTAGCCCCCACTCTTCAACCATTGACTGTAAAGTCGTGTTGTTGAATGGCCTTGCCCTTACTGCCCCCAGTATTTGTGAGGGGGTGGCATGTACCAGTGATACAGGAATATCAGAGGGCACTGTTACCTTTATGATATCCCCAAGCCATAGGGTTTCAAACTTACCAAATTCCAGTGCAGTGTTTTCCAGTCTTTCTTTTAATATTAATTTTGAATCTTTAATTGATTCTTTTATGTCCTCCCTTATGGCCTGCAACCTGTTTTTTGTAATAACTGATGTTGCCCCTTTCTTCTTCACTATTTGTCTTCGTAAACTTACATCGGCTTTGTTCATAAGGGCAAGCACACGCTTCACTTCTTCAGTTTTGTACTGTTCAATAAAATGTGCATGTTGTATGGTTAACGTTCTTAAAGAATCATTTACTGCCATAATCCCTTGTTTCCCCTTTACTCGTACATTGGATACCATGTTGGACTAAACTTGGTCACCCCACGTTCGTTAAATTCCATTTCTACAATATGAAACCCTGTATGGTTTGCCAATCGTTTGCTTCTCATCCAGTTTGATTGAGTACATACTGCACCACCAGATAGACAGTGAATGTGCCTGTCAAATAAGTACACTTGCTTATGTGTATGTCCCATTAGCAGTACATTCGGTTTATCCCCTCCAGTAAAAGACTCAACTATTTTTTGCACCCTATAAGATGTTGCATAAGAACTGCCATCCTCCCCATGCCATAGGCGAATTGTTATGGGTCGTTTACCGTTTTCAATAATATAGTCCCCCATATCTTCACCCATGTAGTTAAAGCCCTCCAGAGACCTTGCTATATCCTCTACAATCAAAGCCCCTGCTGATTTAAGATAGTACCTGTCATGGTTTCCGGATACTGCATAAATTGGGGGTTTTATCATGGACAGCTTTTCAATGGCATACTCTTTTTGTTTCTCATACCCTACATGGGTTAAATCATAAACAGCGTCCATTCTTTTAAGGGAAAGCCCTTCTACTACATCCCCTGTATGAAATACTGCATCTACATTTTGTTCGTTAATCTCCTTAACCACCGCATCCCAAATATCCTCATGGAAGGTTGTACTTCCCATGTGGGTATCTGTGATGTGGGCGAACTTGAATTTGGTTCCCTCAAACTTAATTCTCCGTACAATGGTTTGGGGTTCTCTTTTAGCCTTTGCCAATTGCTTTATTTCATCCTCAGTAAAGTTCTCTCGCATTGCCTTTACTGATTCCATATAATCCAACCACTCGGGCCACCGCCTTCGGGCCTCCCTTCTGTACCTGCCAAAAGTGGCTTGGTTTTCCATTACTCCAAAGATATAGTATCTTTCCAGATATGCCTTAACCGTTTCCTCTTTTGCAGGTTTTCTTTTTGTACTCATAGATTAATCTTCATCCCCTTCATCATCGTCATCGTTTTGGTCATCATCGTCGTCTTCATCCGTGTAGCCATAGGTTAGAAAAGCCTGTGACACCACATCTGCCGCCCTTGCCTCTGCCTCATCCTCCATTGTCCAATCCTCTGGAATCATTTCACCCTTGAGTAGGTTGTAGAAGTACAGGTATTGTGAGATCAGCCCAGCCTGTCTTGCGTTGTTGAGGTTGCCAAACAGATTTGGATCAATGATTTTCACGCTGTAATCGGTGTTGAACAGTATGGTGATTTCCCCTTCAATACCCATCCACTCTGCAATGGTGTACAGTATTACCTCATATGCTTCACTGAGGGAAAGGGCCATACTCGCCAACATACCCTGTTCTGCGCTTCTGTGGATTTCAGCTGTTTCTGCACTTTCCACACCCTTTGGATCCTGTTGCAACATCTTGGAGGCCAGCACAGAAAGGGCTTCTACCTTTTTCTCCATGGCCTTTGCAATGGCTCCAGGGCCTTCCCCTCGATATTCCATGTAGTAGGCTTGTGCCCCCTGTCCATTTAACAACAAGGCTCTACTGCCAAGGGCTATTTCATTGTCTTCCATATCAGGATCATCATGGTAGCCAATTATTACAGGGGTAGGAGAACCAGTAATGTTAATAGCGTTTTCATAGTCCGCAGAGTTTATGTAGTGTGCAATGTTAAGGTCTACCGCATCGTTAAGCATGGGATAATCTATGTCTCCGCTTATGCCCTTTTGGGTTAAGAAGTATGCAGGAATGTAGGTCAGCTTTTGGTTGTTTACAACAGGGTGTATGGTTTCATGGGCTTCCCATTTGCCCTCTGCCTGTTCCCTAAACACTCTAACCCTGTAATATCCAAGGTTTTCACTATCTGTATCATTATCCAAATCCAAAACCCTGTATTGCTCTATCTCCTCTTTGCTAAACTCATCTTCCCCTTCTTCAAATTCAATTTCTTTGATAACCACCCGAGTTAAAACGTTGCGATTATTTTTAATCTTGAACTCCCAGTTGATTATTTGCTCTGCCGGATAGTAGGTTACATACGGTCTTATATGTTGCCTCTCCTCATCCTCCAGG